TTATCTCGGGACTCCTCAGAGTTGTTTTACTGTTTATAATAAGCTTGCAGAGCGGTCGTATCGTCCATTTGTTTGGCCGAGTCGTTACCCCAGAAAACTCTCCAGCTATGAAGGTCAAATAGCTCCTCAACTTCAAGAAGACATAGATCAAGGTGCTCAAGCTTGGGAATGTACCGACCCAGATCGCTTCGACGACGACGACTTAGTTGAACGTGAAGCTTCTATGGGTAGGTCTAACTTTATGCTTCAGTTTATGCTGGATACCAGCTTATCTGACGCTGAGAAGTTCCCACTTAAAACAGCAGACCTAATCATTACTTCCGTTAACCCTAAACAAGCACCAGAGTCAATTGTATGGTGCTCAGACCCACGTAATATTATAAAAGACCTACCTACCGTAGGCTTACCCGGAGACTACTTCTACTCCCCTATGGATATAGTAGGTAAATGGGAAGACTACTCCGAAACTATATGCTCCGTAGACCCCTCCGGAAGAGGCTCAGACGAGACAGCAGTTAGCTACATGTCTCAACGTAACGGTATCCTTTACCTCCACGAAATGAGGGCGTACAGAGATGGCTATAGCGACACAACCTTACTAGACATCCTTAAAGGGTGTAAGAAATATAACGCGACAACACTTCTAATTGAATCTAACTTCGGTGACGGTATCGTCGCTGAACTATTTAAAAAACATATTCAAAACACTAAACAACGTATCTATATTGAAGAAACCAGAGCTAACGTTAGAAAAGAAGATCGTATTATTGATTCTCTTGAGCCTGTCTTTAATCAACATCGTTTGGTCGTTAACAGGAGCGTCGTCGAATGGGACTATAACTCTAATAAAGACGAAGCTCCAGAAAAAAGACTCCTCTATATGCTCTTCTACCAAATGTCTCGAATGTGCCGTGAGAAGTTCGCAGTCAAGCACGACGACAGATTAGATTGCTTAGCTCAAGCAGTCCAATACTTTACTGACTCCTTATCGATCTCAGCACAGACACAAATCCAACTCCGTAAAGACGAAGAGTTCGCTGACATGCTTGAAGCCTTTATAGACGACCCCCAAGCTGCTACTAATCACCTCGTCCTCGGGATGAATTTAGACCAAAGAAAAGAAGCTAGAGGGAAGTCTGGTGGAAAGTCAGTACCTACCTGGGTTTAAGAGGTATGGGGTACTAATAGGGGGAGAAGGGTGGACTCCCCCGCCAACCTATTACTAAGCCGACATCCCTTAATGATGTCCTAGAAATTTATTTACTCGTCCACTCGCGACTACAACGCTCAATACTATTATACGTATTAATACTATGAACATATTCTTAGACACTGCCTCCGAAGAGGACATCGTCGAAAGAATAGGTACTGGATTAATCTCAGGTATAACCACCAATCCATCCTTAATTCTTAAATCAAGTCTCAATAACAATCCCTATGACGTCTACCACAAATTAGTTAAGATCCCTGATCTCCCTGACGTTAGCATCGAAGTCGTTGCTGACACTGAAGATGAGTTCATTGATCGTGGTCTTAATATTCATAAGGAGTACGGTCCTACAGCAACTGTAAAGCTGCCTTGTACGATGCCCGGGATAAAGGCTTGTAAATATTTATCCAACATCGGAATTAGAACCAATGTTACACTTATCTTTAGTCTTAGCCAAGC